TCACCGAAGGCGGATGATCCGTTGATGCCCGCGAGGACATCGCCGCCGGGGGATTTCGTGAGGTGCACGATGCCGACAACTGGGCCGCGGATTTTCTCGGCGATCCGCACCCACGGATCCAGGGCGGCGCGTACCTCGTTGGTGCGGTTGATGTCGACGCCGCCGCGCAGCGTCGACACAAGCGGGTCAAGGACGACGGCGTGAATGTTGTTCGCCACGAAGATTTCCGCGAGTTCAGCTTCGTCAGCGGTGGAGTCGATGCGCGCGGGGTCGTCGCCGCGGTTGATGAACGCCACCCGCTGTAAGTCGGCCCCGGCTGCGCGCAGCGACGGCTTGACGGTGTGGTTCCATGCTTCCTCGGTCGCCACGTACGCGATGTTGATCGGCTGCCCGGTGAAGCAGCCGGGCAGTGTGCCCTGTGACCATCCGGCGGCGAACCAGCGGGCTGTGGTGGACTTCCCTGCGCCTGGGCGGCCGGAAAACAGGGTCAGGCCGCCGCGGAGGATTTGCCCGCGGTCGTCATGTGTCCACGCCCATTCGGGGATGGTGTCGCGCACGTCGGATGCCCATGTCAGCCCGAGCTTGGGGGGTGCGATGCCGCCGATTTGTGCGGGCTGCTCGGATTCGGTGTGAAGGTTCGCGGTGCCCGCGGCCGCGGGCGGGTGGGGTTGCACTGCATCGTCTTTTGTGGTCGTGTCGTCCGCCCGGGCCGGCGGCGCTTTCGCCTGCGGGGGTGTGATGCCGCCCATTTGTGCGAGCTGCTCGGCCTCGGTGGGCAGAGCGGCGGTGTGTTCGGTGCGGGCGGCGAGTTTGTCTGCGGTTTTCGCGTTGGCGCGGCCGACCGCCCACGCCCGTATCCCGGCCCAGGCGTGGGCGGCTTGCCGGGCAGTCATGAGGGGGCGGCCGCCCGAATGCTGCGCGTCCGTCTTGGCCGCGACGAACAGGCCGGCGAGTGCGTTGTCGGCGTCCTTGGCCGGGTACAGGCCGGCGGCGGCTTCTTCCATCGCCCAGGCGGTCAGCGACGCCGCGGTGTTGTGGCGCGACTCGCCCGCCGACATTTTCTCGCCCCACCGGTTGACGACGGCGCGCAGCAGGCCCGGTTGGTTGGCCGCGGTGTGCCGGTCGAGGAACGCGGCTACTTGGGTGTCGGTGGCTGCGTCGGCGTCGCACAGGTCGGCGTTAGGCAGCAGGTCCGCGATGGCTGCGGGTAGCTCGGGCACGATTCCGGTTTTCTGCCAGCGGTATTCGCCGCCGTCAGGATGGTGGGAGGGTGCTACGACGACGACGCCGTTCTGCCCGCGGACCTCACCCCAGCCGCCGCCGAGTTTGCCGTTGCCGTTGCCGATGCGTCGGCCTTCGGGTACGGCGTAGACGAGGTGCCGACGCTGCGGTGTGTCGGGGCGGGTCTGCTGCGCCGGGGCGGTCGCAGCGTGGTCGGCGATCACATCTGGGACGGCGGCCGGGTTGTCGATGTCGAGGACGACTGCGCCGGAGCGGCCGCAGTGCAACGCGATTCCGTGGTCGGTGCCGGCCCACCAGGCGGCGATCTGGCCGGCGTCGCGGCTTGACTGTTTCTGCCAGCCTTTACCGAGGACGCTGCCGGGGTGCTTGGTGCCGCTTTTGATCGGGAGGACGTACCAGCCGGCGGCCGCGTAGGCAAGCGCTGCGGTGAGCGTGTCTGTGTCGTCTGCGATTTCGTCGGGGACGCTCAGCGCGCCTGCGATATAATCGTCGGAGCAGCAGTCCTTGGTCGGGTTGTTGAGTGGTGGGGCCGGGTCGCCGTGGTGGGCGGCCCGGTCTTTTTCGTGGCTCACCGGCTTGCACCGCCTGACGCGAGTTCACGGCGAGCGGGGCGCAGCAGCTCAGCAAGCCGGTTACGTTGTTCGTCGTTAAGTGGCGGTGCTTGGGCGAGAGTCCGTTCGATGTAGTCCTGCAACTTCGCGGCGTGCAGATCACGACGGGCTTCGGTGCGCTGGGTGTCGTCGCCCGCGTCGGGGCGGGACAGCGCGGCCACGCGGGCGCGCGCTTTTGATACTTGGGGATGCACTGGGGCCTCCGGGGTTCAATCCATCGCCCCGGCTGCTGAGCGGGATTGACCCCCAGGCGTATGCCGCGCCCGGTCGCCCCGATTGGTTACGGGTGACAAGCTCCTGCGCTTCGCAGCGCGATCCACTATGCCACTGAGCTAGAAGCTATCACGCGGTAGCTGCGACACGCTGATGTACGAATTGTTGTGTTCGGCAAGCACGTCAAGCACAGCGCCGGTCAGATCCGGCGCACGGACACCGCACAACTTGCACCGCGACCGAAAATCGTCGGCCTCGATGCTGTCCGTGACCGACGGCCGTACGCCTGCGGCACGCAGCTGGTTGTCTTTGCGGTCCGACCGCCGTTGCCGATCCGCTGTGCGATGCAGCGCCCACGTCCCGGCGTTGCGGCGGTACGTTGCGAGTTTCGACACCTTCCCCCGCGCGTGGCGGGGACTGTCGCACACAATCACAATTTCGTCGATCATCGCCAATTCACCTGCACCCTTTCAGGGTTGAAAACCCGCCCACCCTTGCCTACTGGGGCGATGACGAACTCGGCGAGCACGTCGAGCACCGCGCGGAAACGGTCAGGCGATAACTTTTCGATTGCCTCGGCGGCCTCCGGCGTGCCCAACGGGATGCCGTCGAACACCCGTAGCCGCTCCTGGTCCTGCTGCTTGCGTTCGATCTCGTCGAGTTTGGCCTGAATCCGCTCAGTCGCGCGCCGCGCCTGCGGCCCGGTCAGCAGGCCGTCGGCCCGCTCGTCGGCGATCTCATCGAGCCGCCCGGCCAGCGTGTTGGCCTCGACGCGCAGCCGCTCGGCGTCGGCCTCGTCATGGGCCTCTGATTTCAGGAGGTCGACGGCGTCGGGCATCACCAGGCGGCCGCACACGATGCCATATAGCAGCGGCTCGACGTACTCGGCGCGGACCGAACAACCGCGACACTTCTTGCAAGCATAGGTAATTGAGTGTGCCATTTTGCCGGGGTGCTGTTTCGTCTCACCGTTGCGCGGCCGACCCGACGCGCCGCCGGTGCGCTGCATCACCCATTGACCCGACAGGGTTCCGCCGCAGCCGTCGACGCCGCACCGCAGCACCCCGGTAAGCGGATGCTTGCGGACGGTTTTGCGGCCCGGCGCGCGGCCCGGCGCATTCAGAACGGCCTGCGCGGCCCGCCATGTCTGCTCATCGACCAGCGGCGGCCACGTCCCCTTGCCGACGATCTCGTTGTTGTGTGCGCGTAGGCCAGCGTTACGCGGGGACCGCAGAAACAGCGACACGGTCGAGGCGGTCCAGGGCTGACCGTTGAGCCCGTACGCACCGGCGGCGTTCCACTCGCGGGCAACGTCGGAGATCGAGCCACCAGCTAGGACGGCGGCATATGCCTCGGCGACGAGCGGCGCAGTGGCCGGGTCGGGCTGGTGTGTGTCGTCGAGGTATCCGAACGCGCGCCGCCACTTCGGCACCCCGCGCGCGGCGAGCTGCTCCATAGCACGACGCTGCCGCGCCGACTTGTGCTCGACTTCGTGCCGCGCCACTGAGCCTTTGAGGCGGGCGACGAGGCGGCCCTGTGGGGTCGATAGGTCCACGTCCCCGGAGACGGTCGCCAGGGCGAGGCGGTGCCGGTCGGCAATGTCGATGAACGCCTCCAACTCGACGGGGCGGCGGTGCAGCCGGTCCAAATCCCAGGCGACCACCGCCTCTAGCTTGCCGTCGGCGATGTCGGTGAGCATCCGCTCATACGCTGGCCGCTTCTTGCCCGAGCTGGCCGAGGTGTCGTTGTCGACGTATTCGACCGGCTGCCAACCCTTATCGGCGCACAGCTTTTCGCAATCCTCGCGTTGGCGCGCGACGGCGACAGCTTCGCCGGTGCGATCGAGGGATTGGCGTAGATACATGGCAGCGGAAATCACACTTTGAATGTACTAGAGACATTCGATAGTGCGTACGGCAGTACCGCTTCAGATTGGAAAGGCGCGTCGCGCCCAGCGGGTAGGACACC